TCTATGCCCTTTATTATAGAGTTCTACGGCAACTTCGATTGCAGTTCTAGGTTTTCCTGTAATAATGTTCCTTGAATACTTCTTGAACATCTTACGCATATACGCAATCTTCTTTGCGTAGGGTAGAGGATTTTTCTTCGGGTCGGTGGAGTGAGACGCATACACATACATCTTGGAACCAGAGTTTTTACTCTGTTGTTTCGCAACAGCATTTACTAATTTTTCGTGACCGATTGTCGGAGGATTGAAACGACCAAAAGTGAATACAGCTGTATCACCGGCTTTTTCAGAAATTTCTCTAAATTTTTTCATTTGTCCCATGCCTTTATAGCAGTGAAGTTGTTAAACGAGAACTCCATGCGGTCCACTAGTTTTACCGCTCCACCACTAACTCTATCAATAGCAACATATCCTTCGGGATTTGTCACCTTAAATCCATTCGAGGTCTTAATAAAAGTATCGGTCAAACCCTTTACACTATTTAGTTTATTTACGATTTGTGACTTTGCATCTACCAATAGGTTCTGGAAAGTGATAATTTGTGTTAGATTTTGAGTATGTTTCTTAACTTCACGCACATACTCTTTCTGCATGTCAGTATATTTCTTTTTACCAGCGTCACTCTTAGCCTTGTCAATCTGTTTCTGAATGGAGTCAAACACCCACTTCTCATAACCCTTCGCATGTGCGGCAGGGTTGCTAATCTTCTCCCCGGCACGAACCTTTGAGTTGTTGTAGGTCTTGAGAGATGCACCAGCAATCGCACCTTTCATACCGTTCTGTACCACTAAGAACTTACGCAACCCATTTGCATTGATACGTTGAAAGGTTTTACCAGTTTGTGATAGTACGGCAGTGATTTTAGCAGTCTCTTTGGCAGTGAATGTTGCCCTACCAGATGTGTCCTTATAGGTTGCATCATCCATCCATACACTAGAAGGTTTCTTCAACCCCTTAATGTCTGCACCAAATGATGCTTTCATTCCTTGTAGAGTAGACCCTGTGTATGTGGTGTGCCAGACAATACCAACCTTTGCACGATTGATAGTCTTACCTAGTACAGAATCAACAGGTACAGCATAAACAATAGTGTTAGGCTGAAAAGTATAATATTTAACGCCATCGATAGTCTCTGTTTCCACATCGTTAGTGAACATGAGGTCACCTTGGAGTACCCCCTTGATGCCCAATTTAGAAAACTCTTTAAGTGCAACTTTAAACTTTTCATTTAACGCTCCAGATAAATCATCATCAATTTCTTTTGTGGTCTTGTATAATTTAGGTGAGACGTTGAACACAGATTTCTTGGCCACAAAAAAGTCACCTGTCTCTGGTTCAACACCAGCGAAGATTGCTGGCGCACCGTCCCACTTAACCGTCATGTTAACACTAGAACGTGCAGAACCCGCTAACATATCACGCAATGATTGTAGGAAGTTAATTGCAGCTCTACCACCATCAACACCATAGTTGAGTATTTCATCCTCTATGTGTTCTAGGTGAAGGTTCTTACCACCCTTATCTTCTAAAAGAACAAAGGGTGAACGATTACTAAACTGTTCAAAAGACAACTTAGGACCAGAGGTCTTGAAATCTTTCTTACGCATAACAGTTTTTGCCACCAACTCCAACTCATTTCCCTTGAGATTAAGGACAAATGGCATATTGATATTCGTCCTCATGTCATTGATAACAGCTTCAGCATCAGGACCAAGCTGTGCTATCTTCTTACCATACTTGGAATAAGACTGCTTGAATAGACGAGTCAGTTCAGAAGGTGTAATATCTTTCTTATTACGAGCATCATTCACACGATCCATAAAGTGCCGAGTGAATTCTACATCGATACCAACCTTTGCAAACAGACGGTCAGCAAACTTCTCAACCTGATTTAAATCTGATTGTGTTATCATGATGCACTATTTATACATAGTCTGTGTTAGAATATCAATGGCCTAAGGCGAGTTCTCCGCGTACAATACTTCAACCAATTCAGTAATAACTTCTTTTTGTTCTTCTAGTGTATTGTTAGGCATAACAGTTATATGTTCTCGCAAGAAGAAGTTCGTTAACATATTGTTCATTTGCGAGTGTCGTCCAGAAATCCAAGTTTTGTTTTGTAGATTTCCTCGAGCATCCTGTCGTCTTTGTTCTTCTTCTGGTGTTATGGTCAACATGAAGACTTTGGTATCATAGTTCTCAGTTAACCATTCTACCTTACTAGTGAGGCGATCACCCTCAAAAATTATCTTGTCGTAATTTTTACTTTGTTCCTCAATAAAACTTTCAAACGATCCTTTTGCCAGAACACTGTAACTCCACGAATCTGTACCCGAAAATGTCCCCTCATCATATTGACCAAGCAAGAGAACACGATTACGAAGAAATAGGTAATCGTTGTACTCAGTGCATTTGAACAATGGTTGCGGTTCAATCAGGTTTGGTAGAGAACTATATTTTGGAACAAAATCCTCGCCGAAAAGAGCTCTAATAATAGAACTCTTTCCGACTGCTGGACTTCCAATGAGAGAAATTATCATATCAGAAGACACCTCTCCTCATACTCTATAAATTCCTCTGATAAATCCTTAGCGAAAGGGAAAATACCATCATTGGTGCCATGTTTTTCACTATATAGTTCTATCCCTAGTGAAGAGTACCTTTCAAGAATAGGAACTTTTACTTTTATTACACCATCAATATTTTCCGTAAACCCTTTCAATTCATCATTTTGTTCTGATGTTACAGCAATGGTTTGACTACAAAACTTCCACTCCTTCAAAAAGTTTTCCCACTTCTTAGTGTAGTTATCCCAATTGTCAGCAAGAAAATACCAATAGGTTTGAGGAGAGATAAAGTGGTCTTTGGTGCGTTTTTTTGATGGAAGTTCTAATGCCTCGTAACTCATCCATCCAGAGGAATATGCACCACACCCTTCATAAAAATGACGAGATACATCACGCTTACAAATTTGTTCAGACCACAAACCGTCATTCATGCACCCATTAACAGCGGAGTAAGTTACCCGAGCTTTAGTATGTGACTTATTAGTGATTTTAAACATTACACAACCTCAACAAAGTTTCCTTCTTCACCCTCAATCTGAGAAACAAACATAAAGTTTATCGTCCCAAGATTATTTTTTGCATCTGGGCCTTCTACCCAACCCATCGCAGAAGCAATCGCAAGAGCTTCATCCACAATGTCGTTATAAAAGTTATCCTTTACAAACTTACGAGTGGAAGGAATATCTTTTGCAGCAGTCTTAGTAATACCAACCACAACATTTACGTCCTTACCCTTGATCATGAAAGGAACCAACTTTTTACGCAAACGAGCATAACGAGTTGTTGATTCTGCATTATCTCCACCACGAAGAGTCGCAATCAACCAACTAGGAGAAGATGAAACATCAACTCCAAATTCATCAAGAATCATCTCTGCGATTAATTCCCGACTTGGTTCTGACTTCTGTTTAAAATTCTCATCAACCTTTGCAAGAACAAGCTCAACAGTGGACTCTAAACTTTCTTTCCAACCAATACCACGAAGGTACTCACGAATAGAATTTTTCGTTTTGTTGACCTCATTATCGTTAATTGCACAAACCGTGTTGTAGACAACATCTTTTACCTTGAGGGTGTTCTTAACCTCTTCCCGAAGGTTTTCGGCGGCAGCATACATCTTCAAAACTTTAGTATTTGCGAATTCGCAAACTGCAACGATAATCCACTCTTCTTTTGCAATGGTGGCAGCAAGGAAACGGTGTTTTCCAGTTACCAGACGACCCTCTGGGGTGACAACGGGCGGTTCACGATACTCACCCTCATATTCCCCATTCTTAAAGATAGTAACCAATTTCTTAACCTCAGTCGAATCGGTTTCACCTTCCTCTCGACCAAAATTATAGAACTTAGCATTGATATCTGACACACGGACCATGCAATACTTTACAAGGACCATGCCCTTCTCATAAATAGGTTTCCGACCAAATTTCTCTAATTCGGGCGACAACTCTTTAATTTCAAATGGAAAATTCATCTTCAACTCTCTTTGTTTTCTCAGTTTATACCTAAGTATACACGGCATATCAAGTTTTGTCAAGGGAATAATTGGCCGTTAAGTGCTTGATTCTAAAGTAAATTTAAAAAAACTCTTCTAAATTACCGATTTCTTTTTTTGCGAATCGACCAATCAGGCGTTCTGACTTACCCATGTTACCTATTGTTGCGGCGCTCAAATCTGTGTAACATACGGTTGTGAAACGCTGTCCTGCACCACGAATAGGTGTAACGCAGTGCAGGCTCTTAGAATCTGCAATGCATACGCTGTTATCTGGAAGATCAATACCTACACCCCAACGTGGGAATGAAAGATACGCTCCCGTGTATTCGCCTTGTCGGTGGCAACTCATAGTTGTATATTCTACGTCCTTCCCATCAGAATGGACACCCATTGCCCTACTCTGCATTGCACTGTACCGATTTGCACTAATCGTGGTCACCATACCATGACGGTGTTCTGGTGCGATATACTCTTCTGCAAATCGTCTTTGTCGATTGTAAATCTCTGGAGCAACACGATTGAATGCAATCTCTACATCCCTGCACAGAGGCTCTAGTTTTTCCCATGTCTTGGGGTTTGATACATTAATCTTACCAGTGAACCGCCCTCGTTTCGCACCAATCATAACTGAACTGATTTCATTGGCGTATGCAATCATACCCCAACCACCTGACTTAGTGCGAACATGGTATGAATTGGGTGTGCGTAATTTATAATGCTCTCCTTCAATCAAACCTTTCTTTTTCATTTCCTCTGGATCGATAGGTCCAGCGCAGTTCGCTCTCATGGTAGATACATCTTCAATAGAGTACAACACATCTCTCATAGAGTCGTCTGCAAAACAGTTTGTTGCAACATACGCAATTGGAATACCTTCCTCACCCAAAGTAGAATCTGGACGATAGATGGCAGTGTCTTCTGTGATGGTGATTATCTGATCTAGGTCTTTCTCATCATAGAACTTACCGTTCCACTTTTCGAAAGTCTCTTTCTCACCATAATCAGTCTTTGCTGTTATGTACTTCATTGTACGGCTCCAATACCTTTTCGTAAATAGATTCTGCAACATACTTCATCATCATAGGTGCGACCATCAAACCAATACGCGCCAAGCGTTCGTTGAGAGTCCCTGTCAAAATATAATCTTCTGGTAGCGTCATAATGCGTTTTGACTCTTTGGTGGTATACACTCTGTCCTCAGCTGCATGTAAGTGAACTGCCAGACTTGTCTGCAATCCCTGCTCAGAAAGTGTATGACTTGCCTGATGCCACGGAACGCGGCGGCTCTGGTAGAACGAACTCTTTGCTTCTGGAACACTCTTGCCCCACTTCTTTCTGTGAGCAATCACTTTTTGATACCAAGGTTTTACCACATCGTCTCCCACCGACACAACCTTATCAGGATTCTTAGGCAGTCGTTTCAACCACTTGTATTTAGCACTCTTCTTCATCGACTCACATAGTTCATGTGCCTCAACACGGTTCTCATTATCTAGACGAAGATCACCGATTGCATCCTCTACTGTAGGTTCCTCATCCATTGCACCATCTGGAAAGAGTGAGGATATGAGCATCCAAGGCATGTCAATATCATCCATCACATCATTGCGAACTGATATGATGAACACACGTTGTCTCTTTTGTGGAACACCGAAGTGTATACCGTTAAGCACCTTGTATGTTGTAGTGTAACCTAGAGCCTCAAAGTCTGTACACATCTTATCCAGATGTGATTTTGCATAGTCCATTGTCAGACCCTTGACATTTTCACATATGATGACTTTAGGTTTCATCTCTCCAGCAATACGAATCATCTCCCATGTTAAATCTTCGATATTCTGTTGCTTCATGCCGTAAGCCATCTTCTCCTGATTCCAACCTTTCTGTTTAGTACCAGACATTGAGAATGGTGGACAAGGTGGCGAACCATCAAGTATGTCCAGTTCACCGACCTTTAGACCTGTCATCTCCATAATCTGTTTACCAGTGACATCTTTAATATCACCACAAATGTGTGGAGTGTTTGGCCAGTTTGTAAGATAGGTATCTACCGCGACCTGTTGAAACTCATTCACAAAAAGACAATCACCACCTGCCAGTTTATAACCAGCAGATGATCCACCACCGCCTGCAAAGAAGGAGATGTATGAGAATAGTTTTCGATCAGAAGATTCCTTTAGGTCATCTAGTGTGTAGCGATAATATCTCATCCAAAAAAATCCTCCAGTGTTCCAACTTCATCGTTTTTCAATATCCAGTTCATCTTATCCGTTATCACACGCAACGGCGCCAAAAAACTGTCTTCATATTGACTAGTATAGTCAACCATAGGCAATATGTCAAGTTCCTTTGGTATCTTTGTCATAAAAGAAAACGCAGAGGCTTGATAGATATTGTCTTTGAGATTCACAAATTTCACCTTGTCTCCTTCTTGAATAGAAACGTACTTATTGCCAAGTTTGTTCTCATCTACGAGATGATTGTAGAGTATTGCACCCTTAACATGTTTGGGTGCGCCGAGGGCAAATAAACGATCTGTTCCACGAAACTTCTTCAGTCCATTACAGGAGCGAGGATAGGCAATATCTTCTGGTGGCAATGTCATAAACTCCTCACGAAAATCTTGTATGAATGTATTTAGCATTTCCTCATCACCACCCATGATGATCCTAATTGCTTCCTTCAACTTCTCTCGACATGGTGCAGGAGTTGAGCTCTTCACGCTCTCAAGTCCCATGATCTTGAGTTTAGGTTCCTTGAACCGAACACCTTCCATATCATACAGGTTTAGAATGTATCGCTTCTTTGCAGTCCAGATTCCCTTGTCAGCGATTGCCTCTCTACCCATCTCCATCTTCTGTTCGTATGCGTTGGTTACTTTAGCAAGAGCCTGATAAGACTTATCAATAAAAGGTTCCAGCTTCTCTTTTGCAATCTTATCCAAGAAATTGACAATAGTGTTAGTGTCTGTTCCCTCTTTAAACACCTTACTAACCAACCCGTCAAAAGTGATGTACAGTGAATCCGTGTCACTAGCAACAACGTAATCCATGTCTTTCGTTTCCAAGATTTTGTTAAGATAAATGTTGATGCTTTTCTCAACCCACCGAATAGACAATTGACCAGATGAAGTAATTGCAGTGGCAACCAGCAGATCAAAATAACGAAACCAATTGTTCCCAATAGCACCATATGCGCTGTTAAGAGAAATCTTCTTCGCCATTTGGATGTTGTTGTATCGGGCAATGTCTTTAAGTAGAGACTTTTCCCCAGTGTTTTCATACTCTTGTTGAGCGTCGAGCATAAGTCTTTTATATTTGACACGATCATTATACATACCCTCCATTAATTCTGGTAGAAACCCACGTTTGTCTTTGCGAAAGAATGCACCATTAGGAGTCATGCAATATTCTGTATCATTCTTTACCTTACCAGCCAACATCTTATCCACCATACCCTCAACAAGTTCGGCGTCCTTGTTAACAAGCGTCTCAGGTGAGATGTTGTACTGCATGATAAGATGAGGATACAGAGAGTTCAAGTCAAACGACATAACCCATTTGTGCATACCTACCTGTGGGTCTTTCACATAGGCACCTTCAAACTTATCTACTTTCTTGTGTTCCTTTTTCTGTGGAATCACAAGGTTTCTTTCGCGCAGATAATTGTAGATAAGGATATCCCAATACCGCACAGTTCCAAGCACATCAGTAAAATTAACCTTTGCCTCATACGCCATCGTCAATGCAAGTTCAATCAGCTTCATCTTGTCTTCAAGACGGTCAACAATCTCCACATCTTGAATGTTGTATTCGATGAACGACTGATAGTCTTTAGTGTACCACTCGCGAAATGTCTCGTATGGATTGCCATCCTTGCGTTCACCTAGTTCGACAAACGCAATGTGGTCCAGACGATAGGACTCCTGATTGGTGTATGTGAACTTACGATACAGATCAAAGTAATCCAGTGCAGCGATGCCATCTAGAGTATAGACTTGATGAGTACGACCCATCTGATACACATCACGAGCAAACACGTTCTTCCACGGAGACAGACGTTTGACCTCTTCTTCATCGAATACGTTACGAATACGATTGCAGAGATAAGGAATATCAAAGAACTCTGTATTCCATCCTGTGATAATATCAGGTGTGTGTCGTTCCCAGAATGCTAGGAACTCTTTCAGCAGATGTACTTCACTCTCACACTGCACATAGGTTACATCATCACGGTCTGTGACGAACTCACCGATACCCCAGACAACGATGCGTTTAGTCTGGTGATTCTTGAGAGTAATAGACAGCATAGGTTCTGCTGCATCTTCTGGTTTGGGGAAACCGTTCTCACACTCCACCTCAATATCGATGGTGACCATGAGCATCTGGTCCAAGTCCCAATCAATCTGTTTAGGATACTCATCAGCAATCCAGCAATAAGGATACTGTGTGTTACCAAACATAATGTCTTTTTGGTTCTCACGATCAGATACCCACTGTTTTGCCTCTTTGATAGAGTCGAACTTATGTGGGAGAACACTCTGACCATCCAGAGTTTTGTAGCCAGTCTCCTCACGGGTATTGACCAGATCGAACAGCGTAGGTTCATATTTAACTCTGCGAGTCGTGCGTTCTCCATTCCTGACTTCACGAACAAGAATAGAGTTACCGTATTGCAATACGTTTGTGTAAAAGTTCATATAAAGACTATATCAGGTTTCCGTAGATTTGTCAAGGGTCCAATTGTCACGATTCATATACATCTTCAAAATTTCTTTAGTGATGCTACGATCCTTACCTTTGATGAGTGGTTTTGCAGCAGACTTCGAAAGTACTGCCTCTATTCCCATCAGGCCGGGAGTAGAGTTGACTTCGATAAAATATGGA